ACAGACAGCGATCCAGTACAACGTGGACTTTTGTTATACGACAGAAAGAATCACACGGATGTATGGACGAAAGAGGTGAAAGCTTCTATTACTTTTGAGTTAGCATTTACAGATATGCCTGAGCAGTTCCGTCACTACATCACAGTTAAAGCAGCTCGTATCTTTGCTAATCGATTCTTAGGAAGCAGGGAGATTGAAGGGTTTGCTTTGCGGGATGAGATAGAAGCGAAAGCACGTGCTATTGATAGTGACTCTGAAAATGCAGACCGTACTATCTTTGATCACTACAGCGTACTAAGAGTATTAGATAGATAAGAGATGCCTCTGTTAGTAAACAGTGTACCGAATCTCGCACAGGGCGTATCACAACAGCCTGACAATCTCAGGTATCCCGGTCAGTGTGACGAACAAATAAATGCTTGGGCTACTGTTGTTGAGGGGTTGGTAAAGAGACCACCTACTGAATATACGAAGAAGTTACAATCTACTACAACTAATGCAGACAAGCTATTCACACACTTCGTTAAACGTTCCGAGCAGAACCAGTACTGTGTAAATGTATCGCTTGGTGGTGTAGGTGTTATCAATGTAGCAGACGGTGCACAAGTATCAGTAGCTGTAACTTCTATCGCTAATAGTTATCTGAGCTTAGGTAGTTCTGTAACAAATCCATTAGCCGACCTAAGAGCACTGACAGTAGCTGACTATACGTTCCTTGTTAATAAGAACAGGGTAATAGAGAAGAGTACATTAGCAGGTCAAAAGTCTAAAGCCCCACCCGACGAAGCACTCATCGTTGTTAAGATGGGGGATTACGAGAAGCACTACACTGTAATAATAGATGATTTAACAATACCCAACGTTAATACTGGCACTTTAAATTATCATCACGCTCCGCAGTTGGGGTCGGCAGACGCTACATACGAAAGCGGTGGTAGTAATAATGGTTGGCATGCTGATACTAATATAATAGCAGAAGATATATCTGAGATTATAAAGGGAGCTTTAGAAATATCTAACGATAGTGTAGCTAGTATAACTATAAATAACAATTCAAGTAATACTGGATGGGCTGGCGGAAAATCAACAGGTTTGTGGGCACAGAACTTCGCAGGTACAAATTGGGACTTAGAGTACAAGTTAGAACTAGAAATAACACAAAGCGGTGCAGGTACTGCTTACTGTGAAGCAATAGTTTCAAGAGGTGTTATTGTTGGTTTCCGAAACTTTAAAAGAGGTAGAGACTTCGATGCCACTCAAAACATAACTATTACCTACAAACAATGGTTAAAGGCTAGGAGATATGATAGTGGAGCTGCTAGTTGGGAGTTATTGAAAGATGGTGATAACTTTTATAAAGCTATACCTACTGGATTTGACACATCTACACCAAGCGGAGCACTTAGCGATCCACTCCATGTAAACTTACAAACATTAGATGCTACTAGTTATCAAGTAGAACAAGAAAACTCTGTTATAAAAATAACAAGTACTGAGGGTCCGTTTAAGATACGAGTAAAAGATGGATTAGCTGATCAAGGATTAGGTATTGTATACAGAGAGGTAAACAGTATTACAGATTTGCCAGTACAGTGTTACAATGGATTCGGTCCAGTAAAAGTAGTAGGGGATGCCGATATAGATCAAGACGATTACTACGTACGATTCTCTACGAAAGACAAAGGAGATTTTGGAGAGGGTAGTTGGGTAGAAACTGTAGGTTATTACCAAGATGAATCTGAAAGTAGTGCGTTGGAAGGTATCGATACTTTGTTAGCTAGTGGTACTATGCCCGTTACTCTCATACCATTCTTTAATAACAATACGATCACAGACTTTAGACTACAAACTCCTAACGATATATTGTACGTTAAGAACGGTAGTAGCTACTACAAGCTAGATGTAGACCACAGAGCAGACTCTACTAGCCAACCCGGTACTGGTTCTGACTGGGAGAATTATTGGTCACTTGTTGATGAGACATCTGATACAGCAGCTACCGTCGGTTATCTAACTTGGAAGTCTGGTACATTCTACTACGGTCCTAAAGATACGATTAAGAACATTGGATGGTCTAGTAGACAAGCAGGGGACGATAAAACCAATCCATTCCCATCATTCGTAGGTAATAAGATACGAGATATATTCTTCTTCAAGAACAGGTTAGGTATACTTACAGACAGCAACGTTATCTTCAGTGAAGCAGATGAATACTTTAACTTCTTCCGTACTACTACACAGCAGTTACTAGACAGTGCTGTTATCGATGTCGGACTGAGCCACACAAAGGTAGCGATCCTTGAACACGCTGTACCATTCCAAGAGAAGCTGATGTTATTCAGTCAAGGGTCACAGTTCGTGCTTCGTGTAGCAGATGTGTTATCCCCTAGAACTGTAGCTATATCTCCTGTTACTGAGTACGATCTATCGGATGGTATACAACCAGTAGCACTAGGTAACTATATATACTTCCCATTTAAACGGAATGACTTTGAAGGAGTATACGAATACTTTGTAGATAACAACACAGAGACATTTAATGCTGAAGAAATAACACAGCAAATACCAAAGTATATCACAGCAAACGTACAAAAGATTGTAGGTTCTCAAGCAGAGAATACTATTGTATTGAGTACGACCGCAGATGCTAAGACGTTGTTTGTATATAAGTACTTCTGGTCGAACAAAGAAAAGATACAAAGTGCTTGGATGAAGTTCACCTTTAATCGTGACATCCGAGGGTTTGACTTTATCGACAGTAACTTGCATTTAATAACAGCAGACACTGACGGGTTACACTTAGAGAAGCTTACACTTGAAGACGGTATAACAGATGATGGATTAGATTATACGTTGTATCTGGATAGTAAAGTGGATGGCAGTACATTGACGACTAGCTACGACGCTGCTTCTAAGACTACTACGATAAGCGATTTTAAGTACGATCCTACAGATGTAGTAGTATATACAAAAGCTGGTAATAAAGTAACATTCACTAAGACAACAAGTACAGCAGGTACGGTTAGTGGTGATATAACATCCACTCCGTTCGTAGCTGGTATCCCGTACAATATGTTGTACAGGTTCTCTGATCAATCACTGAAACAACCAACAGAGCGTGGCGGAAGAAGTGCATCTGATTACACCTACCAAACGATTCGTAACGGTAGTATAAACTATGCAGACACCGGACACTTCACTGTTGAAGTAACTCCGAAGTACAGAGATAAGTATAGCTACGCATTTAATCCTGACAGCCTCGGTGCTAACTTAACACTTAATGCTTTCACCCCACAGGACGGACACTTCCGATTCCCTGTACAGTGCCAACCAAACGAAGCTAAGATAGAAGTTGTTACTGATTCTGCTTTACCAGTTAAGCTGTTAGCGGCAGAGTTTGAATCGATGATGATACCGAGAAGTAGAAGATATGGAGCTTAGGATAGATGAAGCACAAGGTGATATGGATGCAGTTGATCTGTACGACGACTTACGGGAGGCAGATATGTTAGAGATACTCGGACTTATGCACCACCCGAAAGATGCTGTTATGATGTCTTATGCTACGTCTAGTAAGTGTTACAGTGTGAAAGATGAGATGAACAACTTGTACTGTTCGTTTGGTGTAGCTCCTATCGAAGGTACTAATATCGGAAGTGCTTGGTTGTTAGGTACTCGACGGTTACCAAGTATTAAGAAGTTCTTTCTGCAACACTCACGAGAGCGGATGGAAGGATTGTTAGAAGGTTTTGATTACTTAACGAACTACGTTATGCGTAGTAACAAGCTGAGTATTAAATGGTTGGAGTGGCTCGGTGCTGAGTTTAACGATTGTCAGTACGACGGGTATCTGTCATTTATATTAGAGAGGAAGTAACACATGTGTAATGCACAAGCAGCAATGGCATCTTTAGTATCCGTTCAGGGTGCTCTTGATTTCTTTGGTCAACAACAACAAGCAAAAGCACAACAAGCTGCACAAGCAAGAGACATCGCATTAGAACGTCAACGTTTAGGCAGAGAACAGACTGGTCAGTTATTACAGAAGTTTCAACAAGAAGAGTCTGAAGCACGAAAGATGGAACAGTTAGCGTTGGAACAACGTGCTAGAGAAGCTACAGGCGTTGTCGCAATGGGAGAAGCAGGTGTTGAACAGGAAGCCACACACCAAGCATTGATAGCGGATTACGGTAGAGTGCGTGCCGCTGCTGCTAGACAGAAACAATACAGAGATATTGGGTACGGACTAGCTACAGAAGAAGCTGGGTACAGATCACAACAAG